AAGGATCTCAAACCTGACTTATGTAAGGTGTGAGCTATCCCAGAAGAATGTTTTGAGGTTTTACTCAATAATTGTTTACTATTACGTAAAAAGAGTGTAAGAAATCTTATCATCTTTTTCTATGTAATGGGTTTTGGTTTACAGCCCGATCTGGTAGGCCAGTGACCTTTGACAATGTCATCTCTCATCTATGCCAAGCACGTAAAGCAGATGCTTCTTCAAGGAAAATAGAAGAAACAGAAGGTTTATACTTGGGTTTAGAAAAACGAGAGATTTGGTTTTTTGCTAGGACGTCCTCAGATTCAAACCAGATATGCAACAAAGGTCGCATTGTCTGGAATATATCTTCTGGAGTTGAGAACGGAAGTTCTCATAACCATCCTGAGTAGAATTCCCTTAGTCAGAGTATCTTCGGTGATTTTAAAAGAGCAGAGATTTGATCTCTCACTAATGTAACTTCATCATGAGCCTTCTTATAAGACTCAAGATAAAGGGATCTGTGGATTCGAGCTTCTTCGGTTGCTCAAGGTCCAACAGATGCAACATATGTGGATGCTGACATTTGAAGAAATTTTCATTTCAAGTCAGACGATCTATTAAAATTATTCTGAAGATGCTTAATCACAGTGTCAAAGAAGACTTTATAAACTTTAGATTTTGGAACAAAATTTGACATTTTGAACTCAAAATAAGGTCTATCAAGAATAAAAGAACGGAATAATAAATACATTTCGTTCGATGATTGGGGTAAGGTTAAACCCAATCTTAGTTTATGGGCAATAGAGTTGTTTTTAGTAATATCAACTTTATAACCATATCCTAAGAAACGAATTGCCTCATTAGGAGTTAGTGAATATTTATTCATAAAACTCCGTAATGAAGAGAAATTTCGGTGGGCAGTTGATTGCTCGATGAAAGGTATTGGAGAAACATCAGTTCCTTCAATAACAGTTCGTTTAGCAAATTCAACTCCTTTTCCGTCTTCTGAGATAATGGACTTAGC